TCATATATAATATTAACCCAAGCTGTTTCATCACGGTAACCAGGGTCTAAGCCGCTAAAAGCCTCTCCACGTATTTCAGGCAGTTCACTAAAAATATAGCTATCACTAAACCCCTCATAAATTTGGCCTAAGTAGCTAGTAAAACTAGCCATATACTCCTGCTCAAATTCTGCTTTTGGCATCGACCGCCTAGCTTCCTCAACATCTGACTCAGCCATACGAGTATTCTCCGAATAATCCGCTTGCAGGCTACACCACTCGGGAAAGTTCGGATCAAATCCACGACTATAAAATTTACTAAACCAGTTGTTTTTACCACGAGGTGTACTAATAAATATGGCTTTAGCACCTGCTTTATCAAGTGTAGGACGTAGTGCTACATTAAATGCATCTTCTCCACGATCACTGAGTGCAGCCTCGTCAAATATAATAAGATCATAGCTGCGACCTACTGTACTATCCACAGTGCTAATAGATCCCATGCGTATTGTACTACCATTTGACAGTTCAATAATCTTGTCTTTAAGGTTATCACGCTCAACCTCAAGATCAAAGTGCTTGATCAACCTACGCTGCAGCTCAAAACTAATAGAGCTAAGATTATAGTTGGGTGATATTATTAGTACATTACTATTAGGTACTAGTGTTACTAGTTGACCAATAATATTGGCTATGTAGGTTTTGCCCAATCGTCTGGCAAGTGCAGCGCAGATAAATCTATACTTGGGGTCGTTAACACTATTGATTAGTGCAATCTGCGGACGATTAATTGTATCGTAGATGTTTAGTAAACGGAGGTAGTTGTCAATAGGCAGTTTAATAAAACGCTGGCCGGGATCAAACTCCTGAATATAATCTACTTGTACATCTGGTCGTGAAACCGTTAACATTAAACACCTTCTCCACTAATCAATTTGTGTATAAGCTGACCATACTTTGATCCGTCACCTTCATTAATTTGCACATTCACTTGACGTTGGGGTCCACTACTACCCTGCTTGGCCTTTTCCAGCTGTATTTCACGATCTAACAAGTCCATTGACATTTTGTGTGATAGTGCTAATAATTCAGCTATATCCTTGCTAGAACCTACTCCTGACTCCTCCATTTCCATAAACTTTTGTTTTATTAGTGCGTCCATAGCTCGGCGCATAAGAAAACGGTTGTTATATCCAGTATCAAAGAATACGTGATCTATGTAGTTGCGTACCTCTCGACGAGCTAGTGTGGTTGTTACAATTTCGGGATCTAAGTCTAGGTTATCGGCTACCGCTCTAGCATCCTGCAGTTGAAGATAGCAGTTGGCTATTTCCAGTGCCTCTGGACTAATTTTGAGTGTTTCTGCTGGCAGGTGTGTTGACATAAATTTCTCCATTTTATTGGAGTATAGCACCGGTGATAGGTGTTTGGCAAGTTGAAAAATTTTTTGCTGTTGTGTTGATTGCTGCGGTTTAGGGTCAAATTTGGCACCTTTAGTGTTTTGAAAATTTTCAAAAATAGGCCGTGTGGGTGGGTGCCACGGCTATAATTAACATAACAGTTTAATAACCGCCCTAGTATACCATTATACTAAGCAGTTTGTCAACTACCACTGATCGACTGACGAATGGTAGTTGATGCTGGTGCTGACTTCGCATATACTAGAGTTTCTTTCAACACAACAGGAGTAGCTGAAATGGCAACAGCCAAAGCCCCTAATTATAGCCCTGAGCAAACTGCTCAGATTGTGGCCGACTATCAGGCCGGTGTTACGGTTGAGCAGATTGCCCAAACTATGGGTAAGACTGTTCGCTCAATTGTAGCGAAGTTAAGCCGTGAAAAGGTTTATATCGCTAAAGAATATAAAACCAAGAATGGTGAAACTCCCGTTAAAAAAGATGTAACGGCTGATTTTATCGGTGCTGCTCTCAAGCTCTCGGAGAATGATATAGAATCGTTAACGAAAGCTAACAAGAGCGCTCTGCGTGCGATTGAGCTTTTTATCCGTAACTCTGCCAACTAGGGTATAGGGGCGCAAGCCCCTACTATAACGATATGAATTATAGAAACATTATTATGATGTTGCTGTGGCTGTACGTGATGGGCATGTTCTGGTTTCTAGCACGATACAGTTTCACGTGAAACAATAGCCACATATAAAAAATATACCGCTATATTTTTTATAGCGATGGCGCCAAATTATAGCATATAATTTGCCGCCGTGTCAAGCCTTGCGGCCGCCGTTCGTCGGGTGTAGACAACCGTTGGTCGGCTGATGTGTGGCAGGCTGTAGGGGTGTGGGCGGTAGGCTAAATCTACTCTTGCGCTTGCACTGCTAGCTGATACGTGTATAATAGATTTTGTTGTAGGGCATGACTCTAGGCGGCTAGCAACCCCGCCTACCCTCGGATAGGGCCGATAGGGCAAGGGCAGACAAGTTAAACCTTACAACATTCTAGACTTTATAAGGATATAGGTTATGAAAAGGATAGCAATCTATGACATGGACGGCACAATTGTTTGCTCAATGCACAGGTATCGTACCATTGTTAATAACGGTATTGAGCGGATTGACCTCGATTACTGGCGTGCTAACGAGTATCGCGCACTTGATGACAGTTTGTTACCATTGGCAGAACAATATAAAAACGATCTCGATGATCCCTACTGTATTGTTGTTATTGCTACTGCCCGCATTTTGCGCAATGCTGATCGTGCATTTATTTATAGCAAATTAGGCACTCCCGATCATATCGTTAGCCGTGATGAAAATGATAACCGTTCTGGTGCTACTCTCAAGATCGAAGGGTTATCGAGAATTTTCAAGTTGTATAGCACACTTCATTATAGTTTTGATGACGCTGTATTTTATGAGGATAATGTAGCATATCTTAAAGCGGTATGCGATTACTTCAATATTCGTGGTGTTTACATTCCAAGCAAACAAGGACATTGATATGGAAAATTTAATGGTTATGCAGGACAAACTGGTTGACCTTTATAACGATATGTATGGGTTCGATCCAGACTTTGGAAAGGTTAGCGATTGGAACGATCTAGGTTGGGTTACTAGAATGTATAACGATCTGCTTGCCGAGTTTCATAGCCTACCCGCTGAGTTTGATCTTAGCCCTATTGAAGACGAGCGTTCTAGTTTTTGGCGCGATCTTAATCGTCGTCAATTGTTAAACGATGCAGAGCGTTATGCAAGTTGGGCTAACGCGGACATCGAGCGCGGCGATCTAAAATCTGCTACGTTCTATCAAATGTTGGCAAAGCGTGCGCTTGCCGCTTGGGAAGCCACGCACGCATAGGTTTCACGTGGAACACTGTTCCACGTTATAAAAACCACACCGATATAATTTTTATATCGGTGGCGCCAAAAATTATATCATATAATTTTTGCCCGTGTCAAGGCCTGGAGCGACCGTTCGTCGGGTGGCATCGACCGCTGGTCGGTCGATAGGCGGCGTGCTCTAGCTGACGAACGGTAGGCAATGCCTGGTATTTTATGCTATACTAGCGGTTGATTCACATTTACAAGGTTATAAATTATGAAACGTCAATACTTCGCTGTTCTAGATACTGAAACGACTATCAACGATACCGTTATGGATTTTGCCATTGTGGTTTGTGACCGCCACGGCAAGATTTACAATAGTTGTAGCGTTCTAGTTCGTGAGTTCTATGACCCTATGACACTGTTCCATGACAAAAACAATAACGGTTTTTGGTCTAATGCTAACCTAGAGCGTCGTCGTGCTAATTATCAGAACATGCTAGATTCTGGTACGCGTATGCTCGCGTCGGTAACTGCTATAAATAACTGGATCAATAAATGTATCGGTACTTATGATCCAATTCTTACAGCGTACAATCTCGCTTTCGATACTAGCAAATGTGCTAATAGCGGTATCGTTCTAGATTCTTTCACTAGCCGCTTTTGCCTTTGGCAAGCCGCTGTTGGTAACATCTGCCGCTCTAAAAAGTATAAGCGTTTTGTTCTCGACAATCATCGTTTCAATAATGCTACCGATAAAGGTAATATGACATTCAAAACCGATGCCGAGACTGTTGCAGGTTTTGTAACGGGTAACATGGTTGCTGAACCGCACACTGCCCTTGAGGATGCCCGCGATTTTGAGATTCCAATTCTACAAAAAATTGTACGTTCTAAAGGTTGGCGCGATCGCATCGAGCCGTATGACTGGAAAAAGTTTCAGGTAAAGGATCATTACAATGTTTGATACATTCGGCGTTCTAGGTTCTATACTGCTTGGGGCTTCGGCCCTGCCCCAAGCCCTAGAATCCTACCGTTATAAAAACTCAGACGGGCTAGCACTAGGATTTGTAGCAATGTGGTGGTTTGGTATGGTTTTTATGACAATCTATATCGTGCCTAAAGGCGATATGATTCTTATAGCAAACTACGTTGTTAATCTGTTTCTTGTAACAATTATTGCGAGGTATAAATTATGGCCGATTCGTTGATAAAAGTTGTAACGGCCGCTGTAACTCTACACTGGGCACAGATGCAGGAAATGTGGCCGCAACTAAAAAACTATAATGTTCCAAAGGTTAGAATCAATAACCGTATGTATCGCACTGCGGGATTGGCACACTGCGAGGTGCATGAGGTAGAATTTTCTAGCAAATTTTTTAACCGTTATAAACATGAGATGCTTTGCGTAATTGTACCGCATGAGCTAATTCATGTTGCAGATTTTATAATGTTTGGCGAAGATCCTACCGACCTATGGCATGGGCCAGCGTGGAAAAAATTAATGCTAGAGTATGGCCTGCCGCCGGAAGCCTTCCACCAATATTATATAAATAAAAGCGATCCAATTGTACGAGCGTTATAAAACCAATAGCGGCACAAAGCCGCTATATTTTTTATTATAGCGCTATCAATTATAGAATTTATAGCGCTGGCGCCAAAATTATGATATAAT